TGTCGCCTTTGACGGCCCCGCCCACGCCCCGCGCCACCTGGCCATTGAAGACAGTGCCCCAACCGATGAGGCCCCCGCCGTTGAGGATGAGGAGCCCAAGCAAACTGGCCGGGGTAACCGCCCCCTAGCCAAGGCAGAATAGGAAAACCCTAGATGAGTTTGTCAGACCGGGCAGGCGCGGCTGTCCCCCTGCTTGTAACCCCCGAAGTTATTGCGGAAGCTAGCGGCGGCGCTNACCCACGCCTGCCCGTTCTGATCGACGGCGCAACCAACGCGCTTAGGGCTTGGCTGGGTTGGCATGTTGCCCCCGTAATCACCGAGGTTATGACCTTGGATGGCAACGGCCATACCACAATGCAGCTTCCGTCTACACACGTGTTGTCCGTAGACGCGTTAGCTATCAACGGCCAAACAATTCAACCTCACCTTTACGGTTGGTCACAGGCTGGAATGATCGAGCTATACAACGGCGCGTTCCCTGAACGGTTCCGGTCAGTTCGGGTAATGGTGAAACATGGCTACCCGTCCCTACCTGCGTTCGCGTCAATTGTAACTAACACGGTCCTTGGGGCTATGTCTAGCCCGATGGGCGCTACCCGTGAACAGGCGGGCGAGTTGTCTATCGCTTGGGAACGTAACGGATTGCAGCTGACTAGCAAGGATAAGGAAACCCTGGCCCCCTATAAGATTCAGTCTTGGACGTGACCAATGCTTATCCCTTTCGCATATAGCCGCGCGAACCGGCAAAAGGTACAGATTCTAAAACCAAAGACAGTTTGGCAATCTGGCCAAATGGTGGACACGCGAGAGTCTGAAGTTCTGTGTGAATCTGTTTGCCTATGGTCACAGACTGAAGCGTCCTTGAGTGCTGGCGGTAAACAGATTACGCAGGGCACTAGGAAACTCTATCTGCCCCCCGATGTGTTAACCGACTGGGAAGTTACCGACGGCCACATTAAAGGTATCGAAAAATCGCGGTTGCGAGTCCGGTTCCCTGACGGTGGGCGCGACTGGGAAATTATCGACGAAGTGCGGCACGTGCGCTCATTGTCGGGTGGCCTTGACCACCAGTTCATGACATGTAGGCGATTGGAAGGCGGCGACTAAATGCCCTGGAAAACCAAAACTATTTTGAATTGGGAAGGCGCAAAGGCAACAATGCACCACCCACTAATCATTTCAGACATTAACCGGCGGGCATGGCAAATCGCACACGCCGCCGGACCCGGCTACACCGTGAAGCAGCGACACAAGCGAGTAGTGCGTTACGGTGCGGAAGTACGGGCCTATTCTTACGACGCTAAGCGCCGTGAACAAGACGGCGAAGGCACACTGATTGGGGCAATCAATGCCGGTCGAGTCTGACCTAGTCACCGAAAACGGGTTTGACGGATTCACGGAAGCTTTAGCCGAGTTCCTGAACGCCAAGCTTGACTTTCCCACCTATGGGCAAATTCCCAACCCGCGCCCACCCGCCTTTTTGGTTATCACCCGTAACGGCGGCTGGCTAAGCAAAGTGACCGACACGGTCTATATGCAGTGCGAGGTTTGGGCGGATACCAAGGGCAAGGGCTTAGGTATGGTGCAGCAGATTAGGGAACTGCTTATCCGGCAACCGCTTTCCCATATCGGCCCGTACCGAGTCTTTCACCGGTACGAAGTGTCTAGCGCAACCTACCTACCCCTAGTTAGCTCCGATGATATCCGATGGCAGTTTGAGCTTGGTTTCAAACACCAAATCAGAAAAGAAAAGGTCTAATGGAATACCCAATGATTGGAACAGCGCCCGGCACGGCCAATGGCAGACCGTTCGGTGTTGGTGACAAGATTCTAGTCATAGAAGCGGGCGAACGCGCGCGACTTCTACATTACGGGGAAGCTATCGACGATGAGGCAACCCCTACCCCCGAAAACAAGGCTTTTACGCCCGAGACTAAGGACTGATCAATGACCTACGCGAAGCTTAACCTTGACGCTATCCGTCAGTTTGGTTCCGTTGACGACTCTATCTCTATGGCGCCGGTAGGAACCGCTATGCCTACCGCGTTGCTGGCGGCTGACGCCGCCCTGCCCTCTCCCTGGGTTGAGGTGGGCTGGAACTCCGAGGATGGCTACACTTTTAGCCCGAACGACTCCACGGACAAGCGCAAGGGCCACCAGGGCCACGAAATTTACAAAACGATTATGACCGAGTCCAACACGGAATTTTCGTTTGTGGCCTTGGAAACCTCCCTCACGACTTTTTCTATCCAGTGGGATATTAAGAAGAGTGAGGATTTGGCGGCGGGTGGTGGCCCTGGCAAGCCCGCAACGCAGCTAACCCTTTCCTCCGCGCGTTCTATCAAGTCTGTTGCCTTGGCTGTGCGCACTTGGTCTGAAGGGTACCAATACATGTACCTGATCCCCCGCTTTGAGATTGGGGAACGCAGCGAGTATAAGCTCTCCGCAACCGAGGATACCGCATTTAACGTTAAGGGAACCATTATCGGTAACGTGACGCTTATCACGGACGATCCGGCCATTAAGAATGGCTTGAAGCTGTAACCCTGTGCTATCCTTGAGTTGTTGAGCCGATGGTTTGACATTTCCTTTCTGTGTGTTGTTCGGGAAACGCCGCCCATGCCTAGTGTGTGGGTGGCGTTTCTTGTATAATAGGGTCAAGAATTAACAGTTACCCCGATGGAGGTTGCAATGTCTGAAACTACTGTTACCATGACTACCGCCGAGATGGCTAACCAGCTACACGCCAAGGTCCCCGAGGATCACAAGCCCCGCAAGGTGGATGATAAGGAAGCTATGGCCTTAGCTAACGAAGCACTTAGCGGCGTCATTACCGTAACCGTGAACGGTGTGACCTGGGATGTTGACAAGGCCGCGTTTAACGACTTCCGCCTAATGTACGCGGCAAGCAAGGGCGACATTATGCCCATGTTCAATGCTCTAGTTCCTGACAGTGAAGCTGTTGAGAAGCTATTCAAGACTATCGCCCTACCTGATGGCCGAGTGCCAGTTGACCAAATGGCGGCGCTACTCGAAAAAATCAGTGAGCGGGTAGGCATGGGAAAATAACAGCCCTGCCCGGGGTGGTGGCTGAATACACGCCCGAACTTGAGGCAGACTTCCAGCGCTTTTACGGCATTGACCTTGCCGATCTGTGGACCGGCAAAATGAGTCCCCGCCGGGCTTGGAACTTGGTTGAAAACCTCCCGGCGGGCG